TACCTACAATAGGAACTTGATTATTTGAACTAGTTATATCTACTATAGGAGTTGTTATTACATGATTAAAATTATATTGTGCTGAACAAATTGCTTCATTTATTTCAGAAAGATAAATAGTTTCCCCTGGTCCACCTTCACGATATAATAAATCATCTAATTCACTACTAATTGCAGATCGAATTGTAGTAGTATTAGGATAAATTTTAATTATAAAATCAATACTTTGTGTTTCCAAAGTTATAATTGTTAATCCTGTTTGACATCCAACAGGTATACCAATAGTTTCACCAGAAGCAGGGTCTTCATGTTCAATAATATAACCTTCTACTACTTCCCTCTGTGCTTCATTTGGTACTATTGAAGTATCATTATCTCTTGTAAAAGCTACACCAACAGTGCCTATTCCATTATAAGCAGGAATACACCAAGCTCTTGTAACTCCTGAAACTTCTTTAGTCCAAGTTACATAATCATTTGCTGAACCCCCACGAGGAGGTTGTCTTTTCCTTGCTAATAATCTAGTTCTAAATTCTTCTGTGGTCTCAGCATCCACTCCTCCAGTTATTCCTCCTTCTTCAACAGCAGCATCTATATCAACCCCAGAAATAGGACTAACAAAAGAAATTACAGCTCCTGCATCTTCATTGCTATCTGCTCCACCAGTTAAAGCAGTAATATTCACACTTACTAAACCATCTGCTAGAATTGTAGTAGATTCGTCTGTTGCATATATATAAGAAGTTGCTGATTGTACTTTAGTTCCCTTTGGAATAACTGTATCTGCATCACCTGAAACAGCAATTGATCCAGAAGCACATACAGCACTTTCTTTATTTAATCCATATTCTGTTCCATGAGTAATTAAATAACTCTCATCTGCTGTAAGAATAAATAGTTGATCCCCCATATATTTTAAAAACCCATAGCATAAGTGAATAGCCCCACCATAAACTTTACTTAAAATTTTTAATGTAGATCTGCGTAATAAAGAACCAACTCCTATAATCCGAGTTTCCATATCAGTTTTTATTCTGTCACATATTTGAGTCAATGTAGGACGAGAAAATGGCAAAACAATCACCTATCCTTTCTAACTTATTTGTTCATTCCATTGTAATTCATATCGCAAATCAAGAGTTTCTTTATTAGTTTTTATTATTTTAATTAATATAGCCAACCAAGCATCCCTGGAATTAGATTGATCATTTTTCTCAACTTCTACTTCAATCCCAGAGACTACTCTATCTTCAATCATCCAGGTTAAAGCTTCTTCTGTATATTCTTTAGCTAAAACTAAAGTCTGTTCAATTGTTTTGGATCGTGATAATAACCAAAGTCTTGAACCTATCTTATCCCCTTCAACCTCAGGAGAAACTAAATCTCCCCACCAACCTCTTTTATCATCTCTATTTGGATCTATTAATTCATCATCATCATTTGCTCTTCTATCAGTAAATAAACTAATTCTTACAGCAGATTCCAATCCTCCATCATGTTGGAGATCTCCTTTATCAATAACCAAATCCCCTTGCATCAAATCAGTATCCCAAGTAAGCATTAAATCATCAGCCATTTAACAATTCTCCCTATTGTGGTGTAGGTACTGGAGGCCCTGTACTACCTCCTTGCGGATCACTATGAACATGTGTATTATAACCAGAATTAGCAGTAAATTCATTAACTATTGCTGTAGCCAAAGCCTCTGCAAATTTATTAGCCCAACTATATTCATTAGTAACATCAAATCCTACAGCAGTCATTTGAGTTAATATTTCAGTTTTTAAAGTAGCTATTGCTATTGCCATAAAATAATATTCCTATTTAGATGTTCTCACAGTTGGAGAAACATCTGCATGGGGACCACCTGTAAAATGACACATGGATAAACCATTAATAACTCCTGCCATTGTTCCTCCTCCATTAACATCCACTAAATCACCTGTAAGTGTAACCTTCCCTCCTGCTGTAACATCAGCAGTACCACTAATATTAACTGTTGCATTACCTCCAATTGTAACAGTAGAATTTCCATCAACAGATTTTACTTCATTTCCTCCAATAGTAATAGTAAGATCTCCTGTTTGAGTTATATTTAAATCAATACCTTTCATATCAGTAATCTGTCCTGCTTTTAAATGAATCCTATGACCACCTTCCTCAGCATCTTCATGAGTATATAAAGCTACTTCTCCCTCTACTAAATCAGTTAAACGATATCTCCGATCCCCTACTGACACAACAATACCATGACCTCGATCCCCCCCAAAAAATATGGCAACAGCTTCAGCCCCAGGAATAGGGAAAGTTTCAAATCCATATTCTTGTACTCGTTCAATTCCTGTTATTGTTTCACCAGCAATCACTGATAATCGTAATTTTTGCATCATTTCTTCATTAGCAACTGCCAGTAATACAGCTCTACCTAAAAGACAAGAGATTTTTCTTTGTATTGGAGCTACAAATCTTCGTAAATCATCTATTAATGCCATTTATTCTTTCCTAAAAAATAATTTAATTATTTATTAAACAACTTTCCTATTTCAGGAGTCGCATGAAGTTTTAAATCATCTACTGTAGTAATTTTTGTTAAAGGATTCTCGATTAACTCAAATTTTTCAACAGGAGTTATTGTTAATGTTGTAGTAGTTCCCCCTGACTCACTATATTTGTATTCTACTTCTGAAATTAATAATATTTGATCTACCTCAAAAAATGGATCAACTACTTGTATCTTAGAATTAATTGTCCAAGGATTCCCATTTGATTGTTTCCATCCTTGTACAGTATATCTATAACTTCTGGATTGTCCTGCTCTTATATTTCTTTCCCATCCTGCAAATAAATTACATTGTTCAATATTAGTTTCTTTATCTATTATTTTTACATATGGTCTATATCTTGGAATATTTAAATCTGTCCCATATTTATCCTCACTCTCACATTCGGAGTAAAGAAAAGAGAGTTTTTCAGAAGTAGAATTTGTACCATGTCCTCTCATTTTATATAAACTAAAACGCTCTGTATTTGATTCCATTAATACACCTGATAATATATTTTTTCCCAATACTAATGAATCCACACATTTAACATTTGTTCCCGCTCGTGTTAAAGTTAATTTATTAGAAAGTCCATAACTAACAGGTAAAATAGCTCTGGATTTACACAATTTATTAATTGAATCAAAAATTGTATCTCCTGCATTTACAATAAAATCTGTTTCTTCAGATGACATAATTGAAGAAACAGAAGAATCAACATCAAGAGAAATATCAAAACTATTATTTTCATATTCATTTTTAATTAAAGTAGTTATAATTTCTTTTATTTTTAATTTTATAAGTTGATTTTGTCCTATATAAGAACAATCAACAAGATCACATAATTTATCTCGTCCTGATATTTGAATTTGATGTTCTGTTCTATCATAACTAATATCCATTTTTTCAATATAACCAGTAATTATTTTTTTATCATCTATTCCAACATCACATGAATTACCTAATTTAAAACTTCTAGGCTCTGAATGACCTGGAAATTTTTCAGATATTACTAAATTAAATTGTCCTACTAAATGATCCAAAGATTGATTTATTATAACTTCTTGCCAGCCTTCATAAGCTTTTCCACCTACTACTAATTTAATTCCCATCATTCGCTCAATATTTTAATTGTTCTACCACCTAATAAAAATCCAGGATGATCAATAATTGACCGATTTCTGTCAAAAATATCTTCTGCTCTATCTAAATCATAATATTTATCATAAGCTAATTCTAAAGTAGTCATCCCATAAGGAGAAATTAAATAATCAACTATAACAGCCAAAGACACACCCAAACTTTGCATAGCTATTACAAAATCTTTTCGTAAATCTTCCATTGCTCCATACATATCACTATTATCATCTTTTAAACTATAATTAAGATAAGTCTCATCTGCTGCTTCATCCCCCATTTTTTCCAATTGATTTTCTATTCCATCAACAATTTGATTCATAATCTCTAATGCTTTGTCATAACTAGTAAAATTAATTCTAACAGCAACCCTAGCAGCCGAAGCCAAAGCCAAATTTCTTACTACATTAACCATATATAATCTATTTAATGATTGTTGTGCTCTATTTTTTGTAGTAATATTAATAGGATCAAGTATTCCACCAAATAAACTAGCAGAATTAGTATCTTCTTCTCCAAAATTAGTAAGCTCAACTAAAGCATTAACAACTGATTCTCCTAAAGTAGTAGGAATTGTATTACCATCCAAAGTTATACTATCTTCTTTATATTCATTACTCCAACCACCAAATTCTGTGCCTCCTTCAACTTTTTCATCTGTATCAATTCCTACTAAATATAAAAAAACATCAATAGTAGTTTTTAGCCATTCAGCAAAATCATAAGGAGAATCTAATATATTTTGTACATTAGTCAAATTAGTAGATAAAATAGATAATGCATCAGAAACATTAGAAACTATTGAACCTCTAACCGATTCAATGGCTTGTTTTGTCATTGATATAACTTTTGTACAATCAGCTATAAGACCTCTTTTAGAAAATTGTAAATCAGGTGTATTAACTTTATCTACAAAAGTATCTAAATTCTTTTTATTTGCATTTAACCAAGAATCATCTACCTTTTTTTGAGATTCATTTTTTATTTCTTTTAATACTGTTGAATCATAAATATTAGAAGATAAAGTTAATTTTTTTTCTTCTAATCCTCCTAAAACAGTTGTACTAGCTAATTGAATAAAAGTCATAGTAAACTTAGCCATACCACCACGAGAAAAATCTTCAACTACTCTAGCTTTTCCTGATATACATACCTGCATTGTTCCTAAGAATGGATGTATTAATGTTCCAGGCCCCTCTTTTTTAAGAGCAGCCATTAATTTATTTCGTGCAGGAAAATAATCATGATCATTTTCCTGCTTTTGAATAACATATCCATTTATTGTCAATTCATCAGCATCTAATCCTAAATCTTCTAAAAAAGGAACATCTTTATTAGGATATTGATGAACTATATTTCTTCTGCCTATTCCTGTATCTACATCTTGTACATGAAATTCAGCATCTCGAAATTTAGCTGTTAATAAATGTTTTTTCCAACTATTAGTATCCATTAATAAGGATTAACTCCTGTTTCTATATGAGAATAAATACTAAGTTTAATTCTCTTATCTTCATTTTTAATTCCTTCTGTAAAAACATTTACTCCAGGATCAGTTTTAACTTTAAGAATAAGTTCTACTTTAGATTTCTCTTTTTCTAAAAAAGATTCATTTTCAATCTGTTTGAAAAGAGAAAATTCAGGAGAACGATATAAAGATTTTAATGATAAATGTAAATCAGAAGAAGAAGGAAGTAAAAATTTATAATCTTTTATCCAATCAATATTTTTCATTAAATTTTTTGAAAATAATACACTATTACTTCTATTTATACTTTCATCTATTGATTTCTCTCTTCTTTCTTGCCATTCATCATATTTTTTATCTCCTTTTTTAATTA